ATCAAATAAAAGAATGGCTAAGGATGCGAAAGTTTTCTACACTGGTTTCTCCGGAAAACAGTTAAAAGCAGCAAAGATGTTGAGAACAGCCCCATTTATTATCTCAAGTGCATCTCCCGCTTCGAAGAAGAAGAAAGATGCAGTTCGTCAAGGAACAGACGAATTCTCCATCCTATCAACCTCACCGGCAGGAATTCTCCTGTCAGTGTTGGTTTGATTTTCATCGGAGAACAATCAAATAAGAGAGTACTTATTTAATTGGGCTAAGATGACGGATAACATATGATTGATTAATCGTATGGAGGAATGGAATCGATTATTACCCACGGGTACTTTTATCGATTCCAAACCGGGAGTCTTGGGAAAACTTGGGTTGTTGCCTGAGGCAGCTGGGAAGATACGGGTAGTTGCAATGGTTGATTGCTGGACACAGTGGATGATGCATCCACTGTATAAAGCAATTGCCGCGCTGCTACGTTGTATCCCCCAAGATGGAACTGAAGACCAAACGGCTTGCTATGAAAGATTATGGAAGAAGTGCCCTAATGGGCCTTTCTTCTGTTACGATCTAAGCTCTGCCACAGATAGATTACCCCTGGTATTCCAACAGGCTCTACTATCTGCCGTATTTGGTTCTTGGTTTGCTACGATATGAGGCGTCTTACTGGTAGGTCGCCCTTATCATGTCCCTCAGGAGGAGGGTACAGATAGACCTGAAAAGGTCTACTATCAAACCGGCCAGCCTATGGGAGCGAAGAGTAGCTTCCATATGATGGCCCTTTTCCACCATACCGTTGTACAATGGGCAGCGCACCGCCGTCAGGCCTGCCCCGGAGTATGATTCAGTAACTACTGTATTGTTGGGGATGACGTTGTAATCTCCGATGATACAGTGGCGGCCGAATACCTTAAGATCATGGACGAATTGGGAGTTAAAGTTGGACTCCACAAAAGTCTTGTCTCTCCAGGGAAGGTTGTAAAACGTACTCGCCAATTATGTTCTGAGTTTATCAAGAAGACTTGATACTCACCTAATCGTAATATGGCAAGGCCATATTATGATGTATCTGCGTTGCCGATATCTATGTGATATATGGCCACGAAGGTACTAGGGAACGCAATTGACTTTGCACGGATTTATGACCTGACTTTGAATCAATTTTTGATTCTTAGAGGCAGTGGTTATAAGGTAAGAGGACGTATTATGTCCAGGTTCCATCT